GGTGGTTAACTTGGCAACCATATCAAGTGACAGTAGGTATGGTATATTATCAAAGTCCGGTCCTGATGCAAAGACGATGTTCACAGATAAGGTGGTACCCATATCGGTTAATTATCCCTTCTTTTTCAAACCTATCCAGGACGGAATGGACCGTCCAAAGACCGAGCTTGCCTACCGTGTCCCCGCAAGTAAACTTACCAGACGTAAGCTTACCGCCAACGAAACCGCGCCCGATTTACAGGGACTTGACACGACCATCGATTGGAAAAACACCGGTGACAACTCCTATGATGGGGAGAAACTCAAACTCCTCGTTCACGACGAGTCCGGTAAGTGGGAGCGTCCGAACAACATCCTCAACAACTGGAGGGTTACGAAAACCACATTAAGACTAGGTAGTAGGATTATTGGAAAATGTATGATGGGTTCAACTTGTAACTCATTAGATAAAGGTGGTGATAATTTTAAAAAATTATACTATGACTCAGATGTCACAAAAAGAAATGCAAACGGACAGACTCGTTCGGGACTCTATTCTTTGTTCATTCCTATGGAATGGAATTACGAAGGATACATTGATTCTTATGGAATACCTGTCTTCGACACTCCGACCGACCTTATTAAAGGACCACAAGGATTACCTATAACACTAGGTGTTATAAATTATTGGCAAAATGAAGTTGATGGATTAAAAGATGATCAAGATGCTTTAAATGAATTTTATAGACAATTTCCAAGAACTGAAGAACATGCTTTTAGAGATGAAGCGAAATCTTCTTTGTTTAATCTTACTAAAATATATGAACAAATTGATTGGAATGCTGAAACTAGAGATACAACTGTTACGCAAGGGAATTTTCAGTGGATAGGAGGTATAAAAGATACTTCGGTAATATTTGTACCACAAAATAACGGTAGATTTTTTATATCATGGACACCGCCACAAAGATTACAAAATAATGTAATACATAAATTAGGTAAAAAATATCCTGGTAATGAGCATCTTGGTGCTTTTGGTTGTGATAGCTATGATATATCTGGAACAGTAGATAAAAGAGGTTCTAAAGGATCTTTACATGGTTTAACTAAATTTAGCATGGAAGATGTTCCACCAAATCATTTCTTTTTAGAGTACATAGCTAGACCGCAAACAGCAGAAATATTTTTTGAAGATGTGTTAATGGCTTGTATATTTTATGGAATGCCAATATTAGCAGAAAATAATAAACCTAGATTATTGTATCATTTTAAAAGAAGAGGTTATAGAGGGTTTGCGATGAATAGACCGGATAAAATATATAATAAATTATCAGTCACAGAAAGAGAGATTGGCGGAATACCCAACTCTAGTGAAGACATTAAACAAGCACATGCCGCGGCAATAGAAAGTTATATTGAATCTTATGTTGGATTACGAAACGATAATACATATGGAGATGTTTACTTTCAACGAACATTAGAAGACTGGGCTAAATTTGATATAAATAATAGAACAACTCATGATGCTTCTATTAGTTCAGGGCTAGCTATAATGGCTTGTAATAAAAATAAATATAGACCTGTTCCTAAAATTATAAGACAAAATTATGATTTAGGAATAAAAAAATTTGACAACAGTGGGTTGTTGTCTAAAATTATAGATTAAATGAAAAGTATATATACAAATGGTAATAGTATTTTTCCTAGCCAAGTAGTTAGTGACGCAGAAAAATCCAGTTGGGAATATGGAGAGCGAGTGGCTCAAGCCATAGAACAAGAGTGGTTTAGTCAAGGTAGAACAAATGGTAATAGATATTTGACTACTTGGAATAACTATAATAGATTAAGATTATACGCAAGAGGTGAGCAACCTACTCAGAAATACAAAGATGAATTATCTATTAACGGTGATTTATCTTATTTAAACTTAGACTGGAAACCTGTTCCTATAATATCTAAATTTGTAGACATACTCACTAATGGTATTTCTAATAAAGAATATGATATAAATGCTTTTGCTCAAGACCCAGCTTCTTTACAAAAGCGAACAAACTATGCAGAATTATTAGCTCAAGATATATTTGCTAGAGATACAATGAATAAGATTAACGCTCAATTAGGTGAAAACTTATTTAATACACAAGTGCCAGAAGATCAAATGCCTCAAACACCAGAAGAACTAGAGTTGCACATGCAGTTGTCTTACAAGCAAAGCGTAGAAATAGCTGAAGAAGAGGTAATTACCCAAGTATTAGATTATAATAAATGGGAATTAACCAAACGTAGAGTAAACTATGATTTAGTTACCTGTGGTATTGGTGCTGTAAAAACAGATTTTAATACATCTAATGGTATTACTATAGATTATGTTGATCCAGCTTATCTAGTGTATTCTTATACAGAAGATCCTAATTTTGAAGATATATATTATGTAGGTGAATTAAAAGCAGTAACATTACCAGAAATTGCTAAGCAGTTTCCAAATTTAGACGAAGCTACTTTAGAAAAAATACAAGAATATCAAGGCGACAAAACTTACATGTATGGTTATGGTAATGGTCCATGGGATCAAAATACTATACCATTGTTATATTTTGAATATAAAACATATAGCGATCAGGTATTTAAAATAAAAGAAACTGAGCAAGGTTTAATTAAAGCTATTGAAAAACCTGATACATTTAATCCACCAGCAAATGAAAACTTTGAAAGAGTTGGAAGAACTATTGAAACATTATATAGAGGTGTAAAAGTTTTAGGTACTAATTTACTATTAAGATGGGAATTGTGTCCTAATATGACAAGACCAATGGCTGATACTACCAAAGTAGAAATGAATTATGCTATTTGTGCTCCACGTATGTATAAAGGACGTATTGACTCAACTGTAAGCCGAATAACTGGATTTGCAGATATGATTCAAATAACTCATTTAAAATTACAACAAGTTATAGCTAGAATGGTACCAGATGGTGTGTTCTTAGATATGGACGGACTTGCAGAAGTTGATCTTGGTAATGGTACAAATTATAATCCTGCAGAAGCATTAAACATGTATTTCCAAACAGGTTCTGTTGTAGGTAGATCATTAACTCAAGATGGTGAATTAAATAGAGGTAAAATACCTGTGCAAGAATTACAAACATCTGGTGGTCAAGCAAAAATACAAAGTTTAATTAGCACTTATAATTATTATTTACAAATGATAAGAGATGTGACGGGATTAAATGAAGCAAGAGATGGAGCTTTAGCTGATAAAGATACATTAGTTGGATTACAAAAAATAGCCGCTCAAGCATCTAATATTGCTACTAAACATATAAATAATGCTAGTTTATATTTAACGCTAAGAATCTGTGAAAATATATCTAAAAAAGTTAATGATATGTTAGACTATCCTTTAACAGCAAACGCGTTAAATCAAAGTATAACAGTGTTTAATAGTAAAACTTTACAAGGTTTAAAAGAATTAAATCTACATGATTTTGGAATATTTTTAGATCTTGAACCAGATGAAGAAGAAAAAGCTCAACTTGAACAAAACATACAAGTTGCTTTGTCTAGCGGAGGTATAGATCTAGAAGATGCTATTGAAATAAGGCAGATACGTAATTTAAAATTAGCAAATCAAATGCTAAAAATGAAACGTAAACGTAAACTGCAAAGAGAAAGACAAATGCAAGCTGAAATGGCTCAGCAACAAGCTCAGTCAAATGCTCAAGCTTCACAAGCTGCGGCAGAAGCAGAAGTTCAAAAACAACAAGCTTTAACTAGTGAAAAAGTAAACTTTGAACAAGCTAAATCTCAGTTTGAAATACAGCGAATGCAAACAGAAGCTGAAATTAAACGTCAGTTAATGGCTGAGGAATTTAATTATCAGTTACAATTAGAACAAATGAAAAAAAAGAGCAAATGATTGAAGATCGTAAAGATAAAAGAACAAGAATAGCTGGTACGCAACAAAGTCAAATGATAGATCAAAGACAAAATGATTTATTACCAATTGATTTTGAAGCTCAAAATGAGCAAGGTTTACCAATTATTTAATATTAATTATTTAATTATATTTTATTATGTCAGAACAAAAAGCGGCCGTAGAGGTCAAACAAGAAGGTGAATTTACTTTAAAAGGTAAAATGAAACCAAAAAGAAAGGCTAAAGATTTAGGTAAAACTAATACTGAGCCTGTAAAAATGGAGATGAAAAAACCAGTAGAAGAAAAGGTTGAAACTCCAAAAATTGATTTAACTAAAAAAGAGAACAATGCCGTTCAAGAGCAAAAAACAGAGAAATTACCTGATGATAAACCATCCGGAAATTTACAAGAAGTGGAAAAAGAAGTACGGGTCAGCGATACAAATGATAAAGAAGAATCTCCAATAGAAATAATTGAAGAGATAACAGAAGAAGTTAAACCAGTTGAACCAAAAAAACAAGATACTCCAATAATTAAAATGCCTGAGTTACCAGAAAATGTAGAAAAATTGGTTACATTTATGAATGAAACAGGTGGTACGGTTGAAGATTATGTAGAATTAAACAAAGATTATTCTAAATTAAGTAATGATCAATTATTAAACGAGTATTTAAGAAAAACTAAACCTCATTTAGATTCAGAAGATATTAATCTTATATTAGAAGATTATAAATATGATGAAGATATAGATGAACAAAAAGATATACGAAGAAAAAAGCTAGCTTATAAAGAAGCTGTAGCAAATGCTAAAAAAGATTTAGAAAATAAAAAATCTAAATACTATGCTGAAATAAAGCAAAGACCAGGAGCTACACAAGAACAACAAAAAGCTTTAGACTTTTTTAATCGTTACAATAAACAGCAAGAAACTATAAAGCAGTCTCAGGAAACTTTTAAAGAAAGAACTAATAATTTATTTAACACTAATTTTGAAGGTTTCGATTATACAGTTGGAGATAAAGATTTTTAGACAAAGATGGAAATATTGGAGATCCTGCGGGTTATCATAAAGCTTTATATGCTGCGATGAATGCTGATAAACTAGCGTCTCATTTTTATGAGCAAGGTAAAGCTGACGGTGTTAAAACACTTGTTCAGCAATCTAAAAATCCAGCTGCGGATGCGCCTAGGCAAGTTGCCGGCGGGGATGTTTACGTTAGCGGTTTTAAGGTAAAAGCTATTAGTGGAGCAGATTCATCAAAATTGAAAATCAAAAAACGAACATTTAATAATCCTGCTGCAGCTGATTTTACATCATTTGCTCAACAGTATTTACCAGAGATCTACGAAGCTGAAGTTGAAAGATATGGTAATAGAACTTTATCTGGATTCTTAAGAATGGTTGGCGCGGAGCTTCCAATGACAAGTGACCAAGTAATCTGGTCCGAACAAAATAGATTACATATTGCATATGACAACTGTACGTTTGTAAGCGCTACAGGTGTTATTTCACTAAACCCAGGTGCTGTTGCAGGAGTAAATAATGTTATTTCTGTAAATGCTACTGTTGTAGTAATGGACGACTTCGGAAACGAAGCTAAAGCTCTTGTTACTGCTACTGTTCCTGGTGGTGGTGCTGGTGCACAAATTACTGTATCTTGTTACACAGCTGCTAATTTAGCAGGTGCTGGACTAGTTGGTCCTGTAAAGGTATTTGTATATGGTTCTGAGTATAGAAAAGGATCTACTACTCCTAACTATTCTGCAGCTGTACCTGATGGGTACATTAGTGTAGACCCAGCGTTTACTCAATTTTCTAACCTACCTGTAATTATCAGAAACAAATACGTAGTAAATGGTTCTGATACTGCACAGATCGGTTGGGTTGAAGTTTCAACTGAAGATGGAACTGGAGGATACTTATGGTATCTAAAAGCTGAATCTGAAACTAGATTAAGATTTGAGGATTATTTAGAAATGATGTGTGTAGAAGGTGAATTAGTTGATGCAGCTGTTTCTCCTATCGCAAACTTAAAAGGAACACAAGGTTTATTTGCAGCTATTGAAGATAGAGGTAATGTACAAGTTGGTTTCGCTGCGGCTACAGGTATCAGTGATTTCGATGATATTCTTAGAAACTTAGACACTCAGGGTGCAATTGAAGAGAACATGTTATTCTTAGACAGACAAACTGCTCTTGATTTTGATGATATG